AGAGGTCGAAGTTTCTGATGAACTTATTGATGCCATTGCCGAAGAGCTTACGGTGGACGTAGCCGCGCGCCTGGGAGGCTGGGCCTCCGTTGCGAGCGCAGATACCCAAGCTCACGTTGAAGAGGCGGCCGCCGAGGAAGACGCCGCCGCGGCACAATCGGAAGAGGTGACCGAGGAACAAGAAGATTACCTCAAATTATACGAATCACGCGTCGTTGAACTAGAATCCGATGCAACCGAATTAAAGTCCTTGCTCAGCGAAGCAAAGGGCCAACTAAATCTTTTGATATTAGAAAACGCCAAACTTCTATATCAAAATAAGGCTTTGAATAGCGCCTCCTTGAATGAGCGACAAAAAGAAAATATTGTCGAAGCTGTTCGTAACGCCAGTTCAGTAGAAGAGACGAAGATGTTGTTTGAAACACTTCAAAGCGCAGTGGGCAGTCGTCAGACTCGCCGTACAGAATCACTTCGCGAAGTTGTTAGTCGACCAACTACTACGATGCTTCTAAGTACAAATAGGGGCAATCATTATGATGCTTCTACTACTGTTGATCCTAATATGGATCGAATGTTACGTTTGGCAGGATTAAAACAATAATTTTTAGGAGGTTACAAAAAAATGTCTATTGTTGAAAAGTTAACCGAAGGGATTATCAATCGCGATCTTTCTAAGGAGGGGGATGCTCTTATTGCAAAATGGGAACAGACCGGTCTTCTTGAGGGTCTCGAAGGAGATCAACTTCGAAATGGAATGGCATCTTTGCTTGAGAACCAGGCAAAAGAGCTACTCCGTGAGTCTTCGTCCATGGCGGGTGGAGACGTTGAGGGTTTTGCGGCTGTCGCATTTCCCCTGGTTCGTCGTGTATTCGGCAACCTAATTGCTAACGATCTAGTTAGCGTCCAGCCCATGAGTTTGCCCTCTGGCCTGATTTTCTTCCTCGACTTCACTGTAAGCGCGGAAGCTGGTGGGTTCCCCATCACTCAGGACCGCTTGGCATACAAGATTAGTTCATCGTTCTACGGTGGCAATGTGGTTGGTAGTGAGATCACCGGTGGTGTGGATCTAAATGAGTACGGCGTCGGCCTGGCCGGCGGCCCGTATAACCTAAATAGTGGTTATTCCTCACCGACGGGTTCCGACACGGGCGATAATCTTACGTTGTCCCTCGAGGCCGGCCCCTACGGCCGGTTTGGTAGTGCAGAGGCTTCTGCATCTGTTCTAATGAAGGCGGTCGATTTTGATGCAGACTTTACGTCTGGTTCGACTTTGGTCGCTGAGGTTACACTACTGCAAGGCGGACTTGATCAGGTGAACCTAGACGGTCCCTGGTCGTTTAACGTTTCTAGCTCCGGAGGTGACGGTGTTCTTATGACTACCTGTACGGTTGGTGCTGGTGCTGGCGTTGCTTGCGCTCGACTTATTCGTCGACACACTAAGCAGGTTAGTGGTTCTACCACTCCCCGCATTAAGGCTGTTTTCGTAAGTACAGGCAGTAACGGCGGTGGTGCACACCTTCCCGCTGAGCTTTCATCTCAGGTACTCGGCGCTCTTACTTCTAGTATCGCCGCTAGTCAGACCACGATTTCGTGGGCTCAGACGGATGATTTCACTAACGCTTCGGCGCTTGGTGCGGTTATTGGCCAGCCAGAGTGGGGACTGGAAAATGAAGCTCAAATCCCCGAAATCGACATCAAGATCGATTCGATTGCTGTCACGGCAGTCACCAAGAAGCTCAAGGCCAAGTGGACCCCAGAGTTGGGACAGGATCTTAACGCCTATCACAACCTGGATGCCGAGGTCGAGCTTACTCAGATTCTATCTGAGCAGATCGCTCTTGAAATTGATCGCGAGATCCTAGGTGACCTCGTTAACGGTGGCAGTGCTGCTACTCGTTTCTGGTCACGCGCTCCTGGCAAGTTCCTTGATCGTGTTACCGGTGTCGAAGTGGGCGCCTCTGGCGCTCCCGACTTCACGGGCAATGTGTCCGAGTGGTATGAGACCCTTATTGAGACTATCAATGATGTCTCGGCGAATATCCACCGTAAGACTCTACGGGGTGGTGCCAACTTCATCGTCTGCGGACCTGAAGTTGCCAACATTCTTGAGTTCACGGCCGGATTCCGCGCCAATGTCTCTGTCGACGCCGACAAGGGCACCGCAGGGGCCGTCAAGGTTGGTAGTCTTTCCAAGAAGTGGGACATTTATGTCGATCCTTACTTCCTACGCAGCGTAGTGCTGGTGGGCCGTAAGGGAGGTAGCTTCCTCGAAAGTGGATATGTGTACGCTCCGTACGTGCCGCTACAGACTACCCCCACGATCTTCGGACCGGAAGACTTCGTGCCTCGCAAGGGCGTGATGACTCGGTACGCGAAGAAGATGGTGCGTCCTGACATGTATGGTTTGGTTGTTATCGCTGATATGACCGTTGGCTAATCTTAGCTAATCCATAATTGGGTAAATAAATGTGAAAGCCCCGGCTCTATGAGTCGGGGCTTTCTATTTAGGATAGTAGTACTACTTAAAAACAGAGGGTCAGTCCATGGCAGTGCCAAAATTAAATCCCGCATCCACCACTAATATCAATGTGCTTCCTAGCACAGGCTCCACAGGAGCGGTGGCAGCAACGCTCCCCTTCGGCATCTATGCCACCTCCGCAGAATTCATTTCGGGAGCAGTTGATCAGGTAGCATATACCTATAAAAAATTAGGAGGAGATATTTTAGATATCGAACTTACTCCGGGCAACATTTATGCAGCCTACGAAGAAGCGGTCCTAGAATACTCTTACATTGTAAATGTTCACCAGTCCAAGAATTCTCTTTCAAGTTTTTTGGGACACACCACAGCATCTTTTGATCAGGACGGACAAATAAAATCTGGTGATTCCTTGTCTGGCTCGCAGATAGAACTCCGTTATCCCAAATATGACTACGGATATGCCCGCCGTGTAGGGGACAAGACCAGCACCGAAAGCGGTGTTGGTGGAATTGAACCGATTTATTCGGGATCGTTCGGAGTGGTGAGCGGCCAACAAGATTATGATTTACAGACGATTATTTCATCTTCGGCAGCAACCGACTCCACCAAGGAATATTTTGGCAAAGTAAAGAATAAAAGAATTATCATTCGGAAGGTATTTTATAAAACTCCCCAGGCCATGTGGCGATTTTATGGATATTATGGTGGATTTAGTGTTGTCGGCAACCTGCGCACCTATGGCCAGTATGCAGACGATTCCACCTTTGATATCGTTCCGGTATGGCAAAACAAATTACAGTCCATGGCCTACGAGGACGCCCTCAATACGCGCGTCTCACATTGGTCCTACGAGATTAAGGATAATAAATTGCGTATTTACCCACAGCCGCAGGGGGGCATTACGCCTAGCAAAATGTGGTTTCAGTTCACAGTAGAGAGTGACCCATGGGAAGCCTCGGGCTCCGCGGCTTCTTCTGTGAAGGGCATTAATAACATGAATACGCTCCCCTTTCAGAACATCACGTATACCAGCATTAACTCAATTGGTAAGCAGTGGATTCGTAGGTTTTCTTTGGCCCTAGCGAAGGAAATGCTGGGTCAGGTCCGCGGCAAGTTTGCTACAATTCCTATCCCTGGTGAGTCTGTAAACCTAAACTCAGCCGATCTGCTAAGCCAGGCCAAAGCAGAACAGGATGGTCTTCGGGAAGAGCTTAAAACTACCTTAGACGAGCTCACCTACGTTACTCTATCGGAGAAGGATGCTAGTTTAAGCACTAATGTTGAAAGTATTTTGGGCGATATGCCCACCGGCATCTACGTAGGGTAGATAAATGGGCGACCCGGATAACAAATGGAAGCAACCTGACGCACCTCCACCGCCAATGTTTTTTGGCGAGAAGGAGCGCAACTTAGTTAAGCAGGTTAATGATGAGCTGGCTGAACGCGTTATTGGCCAGACCGTCGTGTATTATCCGGTGGACGAGGATAAGACCAACTTTCATCCTTTGTACGGAGAGTCTATTAATAAGATATGTTTGCCCCCCATACGAGTATATGCATACGTCCAGGTGGAGAACGAGCAAATCAATGATAAGTATTCATATGAATATAAAACAAAGTTGTCGGTTCACTTTCATTATAAGCGCTTGACAGCCGACCAGAATTTGGAAGTTCGGGTAGGTGACTTCTTACAGTACGGAGATACGTTTTATGAAATAGTGCGGCTCTATGATGATACTCGCTATTACTTTGGCCAAGTTTATCATCAGTTCCAAACAAGCGCCGAGTGCAAAAAGTCACGAAAGGGGAATTTCCATGTCGCGTAGCCAATCAAAAGAAACAGAGGCTCAAATCCGTGAGCCGATCGAGGCTGAGGGCACTGGCGTACGCGATCCTTTTGTCTTACAAGAGATAGAGTTTATGCCATCGGGGCTCGAAACAATAGATTTTGCCGTTTATGACTATCTTAATGAGAGGCTTGGGTTAGGAACAACATCCAACAAGGGATTTCAGAAGACACCAATTATTTGGGCTTCGAGCGAGCGCGCATTCCAGTTAAAGGCTAATAAAGATCTGCGTGATAAGGACGAGACACTTATCTTGCCTCTCATTACGTTAGAACGAAAGTCAGCTACCAAAGACATCAACAAAAGAGCTATTCCTTTTGCTAATATCCCCGAAACCAATGATTTTAAGGGCGGCGCCATCACCATTGCTCGGCGAATTAATCAGAAAAAGACGGCCGAATTTCAAAATAATATTTCGCGCAGGAAGTTGGTCGATGGCAGCATCGCAGGGATTGGAAATGCGCAAAATACGTTCCCAAACATATCTAACAAGAAGGTGGTGTATGAGACCATCACCATACCTCTCCCGGTATGGGTAACAGTGACATATGAAATCAGTTTGAGGGCAGAGTATCAGCAGCAGATGAACGATTTGATAACGCCCCTGCTGCGCCAAGGGGGAATGAACTCTATGCCCCATCGCTTGGAGCGAGATGGCCACAAATATGAGGCCTTTATTGATGGTAATTTTTCCAATAATTCTAATACTTCTAACATGGATATGGAATTACGTAATTATGAAACAATTATCACTTTAAACGTCTTGGGATATTTGATCGGAGACGGTCTTAATGAGGCGCGCCCCAAGGTGGTAATTAGGGAGAATGCCGTGGAAGTAAAAATCCCCCGTGAGCGTACCATCGTGGGTGATATAGACGATTATTTAGGGGATCGAGGCTTTTATAGAGAATAGTAGGAGTTTCCAAATTGACTTTACTATTTATTTATGAAAACTTGTAGAAAATTAACTATTTAATTTTTCATCAATAAGGAGATACTACGTAATGCCAGTAGATAGATTTAGATTTGTTTCCCCCGGCGTTTTTATTAACGAAATCGACCAGTCGCAGATGCCGAGGCAACGGGTAATTAGAACGGGCCCGGCAATTATTGGTCGAGCAGAGCGCGGACCCGCCATGAAGCCAGTACTGGTTAATTCATTCCAGGAGTTTGTCGAAACATTCGGAAACCCGATTGCAGGCGGCAAAAGTGGCGACGTTTGGTCTCAGGGCAATTATAGTGCCCCTACCTACGGAGCCTTCGCGGCTCAGGCATACTTAGCAAATGATGGTCCTGTTAACTTTGTGCGTCTTTTGGGTGACCAGTCCGAGGACCCCAACTCGGCCATCAGCAATGCAAAGGCTGGTTGGAATATTAATGATCTCAGCACTACTGAGGGCGTTGGCGTTTATGGCTTATGGATTATGAACTCAGCGTCGTTCAGCGTCGGCGCGCGCACCTCTGGATCGCTCGCGGCCATGTTTTATGTAACGTCTTCGGCAAATATCTTTCTTAGCGGTACTACGGTTGGGCCCCCTACCGGCGCCGTCAACATGGAAGTTCACAAAGCTGCTCGCGGAACAGCGCGCCTATTAACGACCGTTGCAAACGCCGGCCAAAAAGAATTTAAAATTATGATTACCGACAGTAGCGATGCTGTCCAGGTAGCCGCTACGTTTAACTTTGATACTACAAGCGGCCGATATATTCGTAAGGTATTTAATACTAATCCTCAGCTTGTTAACTCTAACATTACCCCTTCTGCCAATCGAGAAAAGTATTGGCTCGGTGAGTCTTTTGATAGAAACATGAAGGATCTTTTCCCTCAGTATGGCTCGTCTGTTCTCTATGGAGTCCTCCTGGGCATGGGCTCAGGAAGCACCAAGTCTTGCGGACAGTTCCGAA